ATTGTAAACTGATACTTAAAATGGCATAACACGACAGGCGGTGGGAAAGGGCGGGAAATAAGGGGAAAACGTGGGTTTTAGAGGTGAGAATAGGGATTTGAGGGGGCGGGAATAGTCAATTCTGGATATTTAACCAGATGTCATCAATAATCATTTTTGGGGGGTAGTTGGCATTTAATTACAGCTAAATGGCGTCCACTATTAGATTTCTTTAAGCCGTTTAAGAATGGTTTATAAGGCGTTCTAAGGGGGGTTAGGAGAAAACCCGAAAGCCCTGAAAACTTAAAAAAACATTCAATATCCATAAATCCTTAACGTTTAAAACGCACATAATAACGATTAGAGTTAAGTGGTTATACAAAAAACACGGGGGGCGCAAAAAACAAGCGCCCGATTTTCGAGGGTTTCTCAAAGAACCGGTCGCGTCCGGCAAGCCGGAGACAACACTATATTGTGATGCCGGCACGGCATTTGCGTGTGCCGGCAAATATTTACCTTAAAGTATATTACTAAACAGTATATAACTACCGCCGCTTCGGCAGCGGGTAATTTGCTATTATCAATTTACGTCCACGTTTTCTTCTGGATACAAAAGTTTCTTCCAGTAAGAGCTTAAAAGCCAATCCTGCGCACTGTGGGACAACAGTATTACCTAAGGTTTTAAGTCTAAGCTTGTCCAGTTGAGAGGGAATCCTATTATCACTTCGTACAAAGATGGGTTGGGGATTATTGAATCCTTTACTCCGCCATTTTGCAGGTGCCACTTTGCCAGTAAGTAGCACAAATTCATTCTGATTGAAGCTCCTGATCTGCGTTTTGTTTTGCCTTTTACAAGAAGCTGTGCGGAGCACCACATTCCTATTAAATCGCTTGCTACAGGGGTAGGCAAGTATCCAGACTCTTTTCCTGCGATGGGGGTATCCAAGCTGGCCTGCCGATAACACTTTCCACACTGCATTATACCCTGCTTTGGAAAGCTCTCGGAGTACAATGTCCATCCCTCGCGGGAGCAATCTGTATACGTTCTCCAGGAAGATAACTTGGGGTTTAACCAGGCGAACAACACGCATGAGTTCATAGAACAATCCCGACCGCGTCCCTTTTTTGATACCTGCTCTTTTCCCGAGTCCACTGATGTCCTGACAAGGGAATCCTGCGGTAATACAGTGGACCGGAAAAAACTGTTTAGCTTCGGCCTGTCCGAAAGTTTTAATATTGTCCCAAATAGGCGCAACATCCAAAGTGCCACAAACCATGTTCTTGATGAGTACCCCGATGGCGTATGGGTCAATTTCACAATAGCAAACAGTTTTACACCATTGCCGGAGGCCGAGGTCAATACCTCCGATTCCGGAAAAGAGACTGAGCGTTCGTAACCTGTTGTCGGTATGAGCATCCATGCCATTCGTTCTCGATTTCTCCGAGCGTTTTTGGTATCTTTTTACGACTGGAAGTACCGGCGCGAAAAAATGCCTGGCAGCGGGGACTGCCAGAGCAGGCGGTTAAACCGAGTGTCCGCCCGCGCCGGTGAGTTTTTTTTAATTACGAGCAAGATATTAACTTGTTAAAGAACAAATCTATTAAGCCGCATCCAGAATTAGGACGTCGGTTTCGGGGTTGTAGCTATTTTTTACCAGGCCGGTCGGGGCGGGCGGGGCGATGTGGACGTTGACGGTCACCTCTTCCGGGCTGCCCTCGTGCAGATTGCCGGCGGCATCGTAACATCCGAAGCCGAACTTATAATCACCGCAATAATCAACTTTATACCTCGCCGTTATCAGGGCCGAACCATGACCCCAGGGATAGTGACCCCAGGGGGCGTGTCCCCAGCCCGAACATCTCATGCTATGGGCATGCCCCCAGCGGAAACGGCCCCAGGGGGCGTGGCCCCAGCCGAAGATGCCAGCGCCGTTGGGGAACAGCCTGTAAATCATACCGGAGACGGGCCCGTCCCAGTCGATATCGCCGGAGCCGCCGTTACCATGCAACCTGGCATAGTCACCCTTTTGGTGACCGGCCGGCACTACAAATTCTATGGTAATATTTGCACTCATAACTCGTATCTCGTATTTCGCATTACGCTTCACCAATTTCCGCGAAGCGAAGGTCGCGGGTGATAAGCTGCTGCTTCTGCTTTTCCGGCAGATAAATGATTTGAATAATCTCCGGATGCAGGATTTCCGAGCCGGTAGAGACCGTAAGATTGTAACAGCGGCCGTCTATCGCCTCGATGCAGTCGCCGGGGGCGAACTCGACGAAACCGGAGCCGTCCCCGAGCCACAGCCGCTCGAGGGTGAAAAGTCCGGAGACGCTCATGTCCTCATTGGCCCGGCGAATCGCATCTAAATGAGACTGCATAATGCCCGACATATCCATCTCGTACGCCGGAAGGCCTGAGAGGACCGAGGAATCGGTCCTTTTAACGATACCGTACCGCTCGGAAAAGTCGTAGATTTCGCGATGGAAAAAAGGCGAGCCCGACGCCCAGGACGGCTCCGAATAGCGAACCAGCCGCTGGTCGAGCTGTATGCTTGCGGTGACTCGGACGCGGGTCTTCCATTGCCCAAGCTTGAATGATGCGACAGTAAGCTTATCGTCACATAAGGACGTCCAGTAATTGACCTGCACACCGTCAAGAGGCCCACCGGATATTTCTCGATTTTGCCCATCGACCATTTCCGCCAGATTTGCCTCGGCGAGGTAGATGCCGGCCTCCTTCTCCAAAGAGATAATAGCGGCGGGGATTAACTGCCAGGTGGCGCCACCATCGAAAGAGAACTCTACTTTAATGCCGATTGTATTGATACCTTCGGGGTCCTGGGTGAGGGCGTTCAGGAGCTGCCGGGCGAAGGGGCCAAACAATTTCTTACCGTACATATCAAGCACATACTTGGGCGGAATGACGGTAAGAAAATCAAAAGGGACTCCCCTGTCGTAACGAGCGGAAGAATACCGGCCGGTCTCATTCAAGACCCACTTGCGGCCGACTTTGTGGCGGAAGGCGGCGCCGCGAGGGTGATAATATTTAAAATAACTTTTAGAATTGGGGTCGGTCATCTCCTGAAGGTCGGCCTCGGTGAAAAAAAGATTGGCGTTACCGTCCGAGGTGTCGGGGATAATATCGGCATCAAGCCAGCCGGGGACCAATTCGGCGGTAAACTCGAAGCGGTCGGGAGCGCCTAAGCCGACAGGGGCATTAACCACCTTGGTAATATCCTCATCCAGCTCTAACGCCCAGAGCATTTTTTGACCGGCCGCTACGGCGCCGGTTATTTGCTCGCCGACGGCGGGGGCGTAGAGGCGGTGCAGGATTATAGGATTAGTTTCGTCCCGTACGTAAGAGGTTGCCGTCCCGACCTTGTAAAAGACGAGGCCGACTGAGCCGTTCGAATAATATTCCTCCCGGAGCGACCAGCCGAGCTGAGAGCAGATAAGAGTGACGGCCTCGACGACATTCAGACCTTCGACTACAACGTGATTTAAGACCTTATCGAAATCGGAATGGTCCAGCCCTAAAAGGGCCGAAGGATTGGTGATAGGAAAGTAATCATAGGCCCCGTTCCAGAGAATCGAGAGACAGTGACAGAGCATCTCCCTGGCCGTCCAGTATTCGTCCATTTGCGGGTCGGCAAAGATATAGGTCGTACACAAAAACACACCCGCCGAATCGTAAAGACTTAATTCGGCAGGGTCTTTATTGGGCCGACCGTTTTCGTTAAAGGTCATACGCCGTCCGCTGAAGTAGCTACAGCTGGTAGGGTCGGCGGTCTGAGAAGGCAGGCCATAATTAAAATAATCGTCAGGACTTCGTCCGTACTGGCCGTGAAGGGCTGAGCTGGCGGCCATAAGCCATCGATGGTCGGCCAGGTGAATAACGTTGCGCTCGAATGCCTTGCCCTGCTCGGTGCCGCCGGAGAAGGCGGGCTTTCTGCCCACGATAAAACCGACGAACAAAACCGAACCTTCATCGGTCCTAATCCTGACCATGTCCGAGGAGCCCAGGCCCGGCGAGGCGTCCCAGCGCAAATCGGGGAACCAGATAAGGGCGGAGGAGGGCTTGGAGCCGGCGTTGATAACGATGCGGTCTATGGCGGCCCCCCAGACCGGCTGCCAGTTAGGCTCATAAGAAGGGGGCGAGCCGGAGCCGGCCCTGGCCTCTACTATGAGCCGCTGGGCTGTCCGCTGCAGACTTGTTGCATCAATTAAAGTCATTTATTCGTATCTCGCATCTCGTATCTCGCATCTCGTACGCTACGCGCTGTACGCTAAACGCTAAATTAAGGCCCTTCCGTAAGCGGTGAATCGCGATAAGACGCAGCCGGTAGAAGACCAATAAACACTCTTGCCGCTGCCATCCCGAGGGACCTCGAGCTTATCCCATACGACAAAGTAATAGATATTGCCGGCGAAGCTGTAATCAGCGGCACCGGCCCATGACTGAGCCTCGATAGCAAGGACGGCCGAGCGCAACAGCGGCCGCGTGGCGGCCCTTACTATGCCCTCAACGATAAGACGATGGCCGCGAGAACCCATGTGCATCGCCGTTAGACCGTCGGAGCCGGCGAAATGAGAATACTGCCGGGCAATGTCACGCGGCTCGGCGGTCACTTTGATTTCACTACCAAAAATGTTGGTTAGAGGTATTGCCATTTATTCGTATCTCGCATCTCGTATCTCGCTTCACGCGGGGAAGCGGGGACCGACAAGGTCGTCTCCTGCACGCGGATAGTATTTAATACTGTTGTCGTAATAATGATAAACGCGAGGGGCCATACTGACCGGTTCAGCCTCTTCGACCTTCGGTACCGGCTCAACGGGGACTTCAACTTCGGTCTCGGCAGGGCCTTGCTTATATTCTTTAGGAAATTCTACAAATTTACCGGAAGGCTCTACGAGCCAATGGGGTTCTATTTCTCTCCCAAACGCAGCCATAAACTCATATTTTTTCAATTGCCACTTAATTATAGCTTCCGACGTGCCCGCCTCTCGCATTCGGCGTTCGTATTCCTTCAGAGCTATATTCCAACGCTGAGCTCTTATGTCGCGACCCTTCATGCCGGATATTACTACGTCAAGCCGACGCTTTTCTTCTTCCAGAAAAGCAACTTCGTCCGTGCCCATAATCTCTTCGAGCTTATCTCTGACGATATCGATATCCGGCCTGGCTACGGCAGAGACTTCCCCGATTGTTCGCATCATTGCCTGTGGATTCGTCAACATCGAAAGAAGAAGGGCCGCATTTTCCTTCATTGCGATTGTTTCCGCTTCCGAAACTCCAAACTTACCCGCTCTTTGCTGGGCTGATAATCTACCCATTTGCTCATAAAAACCCATCTCGGGAGTAATGCCTAATTGCGTCAATAGCTCCTGGCTTTCCGGAGTTCCTTTTCCCTGCAAGGCCATAAAAATATTACGCAGACCTACAGTGGCTTTTTCCGGCCTCCCTGTTCTGGTTGTTGCATACGCCCAGAGACCGGCAGCCTCTTCTCCGGTCAGACCCGCAGCAATGCCAAGAGATTGAAATTGTGGTAAGTATTGACTGAGCTCAGAAAGCGAGGCCCCAGCCTTTGATAACGTCATCCTTAACACATTTTGGATGAGATTAATGTCTTTCTGCTTGGTTTCTTTGGCATACAAAGAGAACATTTCTATTATGCCTTTGAGGTCGGCCTCCGGCTCCATACGACCAAGCTCAAGGGCCTCGTACATAATCCCCCGCTTTTGCTCATCAGTAAGGCCTGCTCCTTTGCTCTCGAGCGCATACCAGGCCTCTGTAACTTCAGGAATGGGTCTTCGACCGAATTCGGCATAAGCCGCTATTTCTTTTCTGGCTTCGGGGTGCTCCTCGAAGAAAGTCCCCATCGCTTGAAGGGCAAGTAATTTTTTCTGTTGTTCTGCAGCAATACGAGCATGCTCTTTAAGAGCTTCACCTTGAACCTGAATTGCTCGTGTAACGCCAGCTATTATTGCTGTTATACCGAAAAGCCCTGCCGCCCACGAAGAAAGTCCGGAAGTAAATCGAGAAAAACGGCCCCGCGCAGAACCGGCTGACTTTGACAACTTGTCCATCCCGGCAGCGCCTTTTCGCCCACCTTGCTGGGCGGAATCGCCGACATGCTCAGCACTTTTGCCCACCCCGGAGAGCTTCTGCTGTGTCTGCTCTGCGCCCGTGGTCTTTAGATGTATGTTTATGTCCTTGGCCATTTATTCGTATTTCGCAGCTCGTATTTCGCTTCACGCTACACGTTTCACGTTTCACGCTTCACGTTTCACGCTGTGCACCGTACGCTATGTAATTGCGATAATTTTATTATCACCCGCCAGGGTCAGCTGCGTGGTCTCATCGTTGGCGATTTCAAAGTTCAGGGTATATTCGGTGAAGTTGGCGCCTGCATCGCTGTTGCTGTCGGCGGTATCGAAATCGACCCCGCTAATAGTTACCGTCTTGGCGGCGGCGCCCTGAGACTGGGTGATTGTCAAAACCAAATCGCTCTTGGCGCGGGTCAGCAGCTCCTGGACCTTGATAATTACCGGTGGGCCGACGGCGATAGCGGCATCCTGAAATGTAATCGAGCCCCTGGCCCGAAGACCGTCCAGCCGGGCATCGACGCAGGTATAACCGATGTCACCGTCGTTCGATTCCTTTATGAGGTTCATGAGCAGCTCGAAGTTGAACCCGGTGACGTGGTAGAGGTCGATAGGGGTCCCTGCGGAATCGAACTGGGCGGCCGCTATTCGATAGCCGCCGCGAGCGGTGGTTATGTAAGTCGGCACCGCCTGACTGTCAAGCTGGGCCCACATATCGGCGATGCCCTTGGCCTCATCGGCGGCCTTACATTCGAAATCGTAAGCCGCAGTGCCATACCGGCCCTTTGCAAAATTCATTACCACCCGGTGGATTACCGGATTGGTGATGGTGTGCTTGACAAATCCGGTCGCTTCGACCTCGCCCGACTTTCGCTCGTAAAAAATCTTTGTTCCTAATGTGCCGGTCAAAAGCTCGACGAACTCGACCCAGTCCTGGCTGGTGATAGTGCCCCTGCAAAACTCGGTGATTTTGTCCTTTAAGGGGACCTGCAGGCCGTCCGGGGCGGACTGTAAAAGCTCATCGTAACCGATATTCATGCGGGCGGTCATCAGACCTCCGGCGTCAACGCCGTTGACACTCAACGCCTGCGGGAGACCTACTCTTTTGTTTACTGTTACCATATTAAACTCCTTTTAATTGGTTAAAAAAGACGTTTCAAACGTCATTTGAATAGCGTATTTTTTGGGTGCATCCAGCACTTCGAAGTCGCCGGTATAGTAAATCTCATCACATTTGAGCCCACCGCCGGGGTGCTTTCGGTCGAATAACTCTATTACCAAATCACGGAGCTTGGAGACACCCAGATTATTGCCGTCGCCGTAACGAGCGACGCCCGGAGTTGAAGATTCGACGCCGAGAAGAACGGCGAACTCCAGGACCTGCCGCAACGAATAACCGCCTTCGCGAGCGCCGTCGGCGGATTGGTACGAAACAAAGGCAAAGGGCTGGTACCTGCCGAAGGCCTCGAGACCGCCGGCGGTCACCCCGATTTGATGCCGCCAGATTTCGGCCGTCTTAAAGACGGCAGAACCGCTATCGGTCAGGGCCGCTAACTGGGCGGCAAACCATTCTTCGAGTTTTGCGACTAAACCACCGTCATTGGCCATTACTTGACCCTGTCAATTTCAGTTTGAATCTCTTTATTCATATCGTCAAGCGAATCGGTAACACCATCGTAAAGAGCGCCGGAGCCCTGAACGAATACACTCTTTACCAGGACAAACAACGCCCTGAATTTACCTTTCTTGCCTCGTTTGCGACCGAACAGTAAGCTGCCCTTTGTTTTTATAAAAAAGCCATCCGACACTTCGCGGGGCGATGCGAATCTCGGCACACCGCCGGGCGTCAGACCTTCACCGATGGGAATCGTTAGAAACTTCGCCCGCTTGGGCCTTATCGTCATTTGCTCGTCGGAGAGGAGCCATTTATACTTATCTACGGCCGAGCCCGGCCGTACGCCCACTATCACATCCAAAGGGGCGACGGGCCAGGAATCCACGGCCTTCGCCAACACTCCGGTCCTTCTTTTTAGGGACTGGCCGGAGAGATAATCTCTGACCACATTGCCGGCTGCGAGACTCCCGGCCGTAGCGAGTCCTTTGCCAAAGGCCTCGACCAATCTGGCGCCCATAGTGCCAAGCTCCGCCACTACCTGCTTAAAGTTCGGGCCTGTCTCAATAGTGAGCATCATAACGAAGGCCTCCTGTATTTTTTCAGGATGTCTTCGACCATAGGCAGTAATTTTATCGCACTGAACTTATTTATTGAGCCCCCTTCGAAGCCGACTCCGGAAAGGCCGATATCGTCTTTGCGCTTGAAGATAAACGATGCCTGCTCAATTGCAGCCTCTCGCAAGTCCGCCGGTAATTGATGCTCGCCTTCGCCGGGGGCCTGGCCGGCGGAGCAGTATCCGCCGCGATAGATGATTTGTATGGAGTCGGGGACCTGGGACCAGCTCTTATAGATTCGATAGAGCATACCACGCTCGCCGCCGGTTAACTGGCGGTAATCGGTGTCTGCAATCAGGGCAGTCGCCGAGGCAAAATCAAAGTCCAACGCTTCCTTAATCGAAGTGATAGATACGAGCGGGTATCGCTTTATTTGCAGGATGCCGCCCATACCGGCATAGTAATCAGTGACGTCGGTAGCTGTAACGAGCAGCGTGCGATTGGTATGGCCGTTAAAAATTGCCTCAAGCCCTAAAATTATACGATTGATTGCCTCATCAAAATCGGTATTGGTTATGCCGAGCCGGTCCTTGACATCGGTGAGCGTGCAGATTCGCCCTGTTGACGAATCAGCCAAAAGGACGGCCTTGGCCGTAGTATCCTCACCGGCGGCACAGACGGCCCGTACACGCAAAAATTTCGCCGTCTCGGCGAATATACCTACCTTAGCCGAACCTGAGGCAACAGGGACGGCAGGGACGCCGGCGTGCTGGTCCAGAGAAGGCGTTATACCGCCATCGTCCGATGTGTCGATTTGCACATCGGTAATGTCGTTGGCCGAGCCGCCGGTGGCGTTCTCGACTATAATAGTAAAACCGGAGACCTGCTCGATATTCACCCAGTCGATAAGGACCGTCAAACTGTCATCGACCGCGACGGCAGAATCTGTCTTTGCAATCAGTTCGCTCATTTATCTCGTAGCTCGTATCTCGTATCTCGTATTTCGCAGCTCGTTTTACGCTGTACGCTATGCCTTACTTTGTTCGGTAATCGGAACCGGTTTTGTCCGGACGCATCTGCTTGTCTCTGGGACTTTCAGTTACCGCTTTTGCCACACCTTCAGGCAGAAGCTGGACTGTTCGAGGATGCAGGTCCGGCGCCTGGCCCTTCCTGAACGTTCCCAGGGGGCCGCGATAATTCTTCTTGATTTCCACCTTCATTTTTTGACTCCTGTTTCTGCTTATCCGGTTCTTTCGAGACCGGCACGGCGTCGGTCTCGGCCTTGGCTTCGGCAGCCTGTTTGAGCTCATCGTTGGCCTGTTTGACCTTACTCCGGATGGCTTTGCGTCTTCGATAAAGGTCGGCAAGCCGGTCTTTGGTCGATTCGACAGCGGCGTCAAGTGTTACCAGTTCGGAGTCCAGGTGACGGAGCCGGTCCTCTACGCCGAGCCGCAGCATCGCCTCCTCGTCCATCTCTACCTCGACGTAAGAATCGGGGGCCAGTTTCTTAAGTATATTGGTAGGCAGAGAGACGGTCTGGCCTTTCAAGAATATGCCGTCCGGACCCACCTGGTCCCTTAACATTTTAATCCACATATCTTTACCTTTCTAAATTAGCTCGTTGTTTATTGTTCATTGTTTATTCTCGCCCCCTTGTCTTCTGTTGAAGACAGAAAAGGGGGCGAGAACACTATATGCTAAACGCTATATTACGCCTCAATCAATTCAGTCAGGCCCATACCGGCGGCATCGCGGGGACTTTCATCGACCGGAAAGCCGAGGGCCAGAATGGCCAGGTTCGAGCCGTTCACGGCGCCAGCCGCCGAGTGCGGGGCCTGAACCTGCATATAGCGCTTATGGGTCTTGGTCAAATCGACATAAATACCAAACAGCTTGTCGTCCTCATTATACTGGATGGCATCGGCCAGGACCGCGCTGGGAACGGCCGTATAGCTGCCACCGATGGTGTCACATTCTTCGACGAGCGGGGCGGTCCCTTCGGCGGTAGAGCCGATAGCGTCACCGGCTGCAACATCGGTAGTCCCGACCATAAGCAAAAACAGAATTGCACCCAGGCCCTGGGTGTCAATGTAGGTATTGCCGGCGAAATCGCCGTCGTCCTTGAGCTGCGGAGGCGTGACCGTTTTGAGCTTCAGCATTTTCAAAATAGCTCGTAAATCCATTTTATTCTCCTTAAAATTTCAGGTCCTAATTACGCATTAGGAACGACCATTATTAACACAACACTCTTCATCACCCTCGAACGAACTGCGATTAGCTGGCAGCGGTAATCAGTCCGCAGATAGGGCCAGCATTGATCGTGTTGCCGACACCGTGTGCATTGACGGCGATACGGTCGCGGCCCCTGACGGCGATGACGCCTTTTTCGAAGTAGCGCTCGGAGCTCTGGGCGAACTCAATACCGCCCCTGGTTCCGAGCATTGCACCCTGACGGAGATTCGCCAGAAGTGCACAGATCTGACTGTTGGCCTCGGCCTTGGGCATAACCTGGGTGAACTCGACCGGATAGCCCAGGTAAGTCCGCTGCTTGACTGCCTGGCCGGTAAGGATTTCGGCCGCAGTACCGCTGCCGGCTGCCAGGGCCAGCTTTACCATAACCGTCCAGAAAAAGTAACGATGCGCATACCACTTGACGTCACCGTCATCGCTATATTCGGGCAGGGTTCCAACGAGAGACTCAAAGTTAGCCAGAGTCAGCTCGCTGTAGGCATTGCCGGCACCGACAACGAGGGATTTGATATTGGCAATAGTAGCATCGACCGCCCGCAGTGCGCCGGTGATTCCGGTCATACCGAAATAGGTGCTGGTGCCGTCGCCCAAAAAGCCAATCAGGTCCTCGTAATAGGCCATCGAGCGGGCGAACAGGCCGGCCAGCATCTCACCAAGAGCGACCAGGGAATCTTCCTCCAATTCCATCGAATAACCAGTCAGAAAATTGAGTGTCCTGGGTGTCAGGGTTATTACAGCAATTGTCGGTTCGGTCTCAGTAATAGTGCCGCCCTCACCAGGTACGTAGCCGGTCAACAGACCGTCAACTTTTGGCTGGGTAGTCTGGCCCGCACCCATCGGCATGACCAGGGCGTTGGCCCTGTACTTGCCGTAGGTCTCAATCATCATGAGGATGCTGGGGATTTGCTCGACCGTTACCAGAGAGCCGGAGACCTGGCCTGAGCCGACCATTGCCTTATGGCCGTTGCCATCTACCAGGTACGGCTCAATTCCCATCTCCTCGAGGGATTTGTTGATTTGCTCGACCCTGTCTTTGAACCGGCTGTGACCGCCCATCGTGGCTGCCATAATCAGCAGGGCGAAGGCCTTGGCTTCCTGGGGTGACGAGAAGTAGCCGCGATAGCCGCTGACCGAGGAGTACGGCGGCTGCGAGAGCTTCCGGCGATTGAGGTCGCGGAGGTCCTTATTCAACTTATCGATGACCGTCTTGACTTCTGCGACACCAGTGTTAAGGGTGTCAATGTCGGCCCTGCTGTTTTTGACGAGCTCACCGTCCTCACCGGTCCTCGTATTGATAAGCTCGAGCACCTCGGCCTTAGTGGCGAGATTCTTATTGATGTCGCCTACCGCCTTCTCCACCATATCGGCGGTCTCTTTCAGGCGTTTTTCCATCTGTTCGTTAGTCAACATTGTCTTTATCTCCAAAATTTAACGCATTTTTCATTCGTTCAAACGATTGCTCGGCATTATTGTCACCGGCAAGAACAGATGGACCAGAATGCTCACCGAGCAAGAGCTCTTCTGCGAATCTGTCCGAATCGGTGATTAAAAGCGATTTGATGTCCTCGATGCCCTCCAAAACCGAGTTGAGTTTGTCGGGAAAAGCCGATGGCTGTTCGTCTTTTTCAACGGCCTGCCGGTCAAACATTCCCTTGGCCTTGATTAGTGCTCCTCGATTGGCGGGTACGGCCACGCAGCTTAGTTCGAGCAGCTCAAGTTTTGTGGTGACATAGATTTTTCGTCCGTCAATTTTCTCGAATCGCCATTCCAAATCGATGAAGCCGATAGAGACCGCCTTCTGATGGCCGTCCCTAAAGTTGATCCAATAGGTTTCAGCGTTTTTTGTGGTAGAAAACACGATGTCCATATCCACAGCATCGGCGAGGACTTTGAATGAATCGGGCGGTGCATGGCCGATGACAGATGATTCGCCGGTCGCTAATCGATGCTGGTGATCGCCGAGGACGACAGAATTGGCTGTATAGCCCTTCAGGGCCTCGGCTATAGCACTGATTTCTATGCGTTCATTGTGCCGGTCGATTTCGTCCATCGAGATGCAGACCGTGATCCGGCGATTTTCTGCATTGATTGCTTTTACGTGCGGGTAGAAAAATTTCATTTTAGGCTCCATTTTATTTGTCCTTGTCTTTTTGTCCCTGTTTTACAGAGAGCTTTTGCAGAGCGTTATAAGAGTAAAATTGCATATTGGCGTAATATGCCGAATCGAATATTTTGCCGGCGGCGGCACGTGCGATAGATACACATCGGCAGTTGACAATTTCGGCTGCCGAGCCGGCAGGGTCACCCGGATACATCAGCATGTCACCGCCGACCTGATATGGTATATTGAGGTCGATACCGTCGGCATAACGGGAACCAGCATTGCGATGACTATCGCGGACATTTTCATCACCGGAAGTTACCCAGCTTTTCTTTTTAACGCCCGCCTGCTGCATACCGGCGTGCCGACCGGTGCCGACGGCGCCGGCAGTCTGGGTGCGGGCGATAGATAACGCCCTTGACCTGTTCGAGCCGAGTGTTTTACCAATTCGAGAAGCAAGGTCGTTTAGACCTTCGCCCGCCTCGAGGCCCTTGGTTAATTGATTGGCAACGAGCTTTTGAGTTGTGGAATTTACCTTCGTTATATTGTGGGACTGGCGGGTCAGGGCGGCCCTGATTAAAGGCCTCCTTTTGACCTGGGCGACCGCTTCGGCCATAGCGTCACCGCTGATGCCGAGGACCTCGGAGAGCGACTGGCGGGCGCCCAATTCGGATGCCTTTCCGAAGAAGGTCTGATTGATTACCCTGAGCTTGCCGTCTTCAGCTTTCAAATCGAAAACGATTCTGGCTATCACTTCGTCGCTTGTCGCTCGTCGCTCGTATTTCGCAGAGGAAGATTCAGTCAGAGCCTCTTTGAGTTTTTTGATAAGTATTCGCTGCTGCCGAATGAAGAATTTGCGAAGCGCTTCTTTATATTCCCGCTCGATGCCCGCCCAGGAAACGACCCAATTGCGCCAGAGACGAAGTTGCTGCTGCTCATCGGCCTTTTCTCGTGAAGCGTGAAGCGGAGCTCGTGTCCCGGCTGCGGCCTTGCCTTCCTCTTCGCCGGAGGGCTCGCCTTCCGGCAGGGATGGACCGGTGAGACCTTCAAGGCCTGCTTCGAGCGTATAACTGGCGGGGACCTGACCCATACCAATCCACCATTCATCGCCCCAGGGCCGTGCCTGGTAGGGAAGGTCGTGGGTCTCTATCAAATCGTTCAAGGTGACACCGCTCTGCGTAAATTTGAATACTTTTTCAGCGGTCTCCTTTTTGTGCTCCTGAACGATAGGGTGCTGGTCGTAATCGAACCATGCAAATATTTTTAATTTGGCGGCGGCGGCCTTGCTGCGGGCATCGCGATAAAAACGGCGAGAGCCGAGCGACTTGGCTCTCATACCACCATAGAACTTGGCGGCGGAAAGCTCAACGCTGCGGGCGTCGGTCGAATAAAAACACGAAAGAACACCGCGAGAGAGCTCGCCGGCAATCAGATTGCCCAACGGTATTATCGTATTGAACATAAAGGCCTTCTGGGCGGGGCCCTGGGCGTACTGGGCCTCGGTGCCCAAACCGACAATCTCCGGAGGCACACCGAAGGTCGTACAGATTCGTTTGTCCTTTACTTGTGAGATTTCGGCAAGCTGCATATCGGTCATCTTTAACGCCATAGTTTTGACATCCATACCGCCCGTCAATACGGCCGTGCGCTTGGCGTGGGCGGCGCCGCGATGACGGGTGTCAAACTGTTCGCGCAAGAAACTAACCTCCTCCGGCGTTAGACCCCGGTCGCTGGTCAAGATAAGACCTGGTTCGGCGGCGTTGTCCAGAGCGCTCGTATTAAACAGCGAGGCGGCATAGCTGTAATTGATACTTAATTTAGCGGCGGACGTGGGACCGACACCGTGGAAGCGGTCGTACGGATTGAAGTTTTTGAGCTGATAAACTTCGTCGAGGGCATAGTTGGCCCGCTGGCCGCCGGCACCGCGAAATTCCCAGCCGATAAGCTCACCGTCGGTTCGGCGATTGTGAGTAAGGGCGTGCATCTGGGCGCCGGAGACGACGGCGATCTCCTTGGGCCGACTGCCGACCATATCAGTAAAGACCCAGAAGACATCACGGCTCAGTGCGTAGTGACCGACTGTCTGAATGATGAACTTCTCCCAGCTCATCAACGGGTTGTTGAACAGTATGTCGTACTGCGGACCAGATTCGATTATCTTCTCGTCCGCAGTCGATAAGACCAGAGACAGACCCTGAATGGCGTTGACCAACTCCTCGACACAACGAAAGACCAATTCAACCTGACTGTAAGGCCGCCTCGGAGTAGAGCTGCCGTCACCATCGACCCAGGTGCTCTTATCGAAGAGCTGATGAAACTGCGACAGACCTATAGTAAAATCCTTGCGGGCAGATTTGACTTGTCGGTCGATGCTGAGCCGCAGCAGCTCGGCGGCCTCGAGACTTAAACGTCTTTTGACAATAGCTTCGGTCATAATAAAATACACTCCGGTACAACGGCCTTGGTGGCCGCTTCCTTGCCTAAAGCTGCGGACCAGAATTCATCTGCATGCCCGGCTTCGGTACTGGCTGCATCGTAGCGGACGTTACCGGCGGCCGTAACAGTCTTGCGGACCTTGTGAAAGCTCTCGCGAACGGCGACATCGGACGGCACCCGCAGGAGTTTATCTTCAAAGCCCTGGACCATTAAGCTGGCCAGGTGCTCTTTCACACCGGCAGTAAATTTGACCTTCTCGACTCGATGGGCGCCGAAGCGGTCCTGGAGAGTCTCGGCGAGCATGTCGCCTATGCCTGTAGCGTCGATGCATCCTCGCAGAATGTTTTGATTGGCAAATAAATCACCAGCGACCTGAAGCTGGGTTTTATAAGGGGTCTTGTGGAGTTTTATTACCTTGCGGCAGATTAGGATATCGCCGAGCAGCTCCCAGACCCAGAACACCGTTAAGTGCTTCTCCCTGCCGATATCGGCGCCGAGATAATACTCTCTGCGCGCTTCGGTTCGAGGGACAAGGGGCCCAATACAGTCGGTCGTTTCACAGGCCTGATAGAGGTCGTACGGAATAAGGGCAGCCGATTCACTTGACGGCTCACACATATACTCCTGCTTCCAGGCATCCTCATTACGAGCCCGGGCCCGACAGGCCTTGAGAAATTTTCCACGGGCGGCAGGGTCGATGTGACCGAGCCGATAGACCTTCTCGGCTATTCCCTGGTCGATTGCATCGGTAATAGTAGTGCGATGCAACGACCAGGCCAGAGTATGTGCATCCTCAAACGTGAGCTCCCCTCGCAGAACGCGGTTTATAAGGCGGACAATACGGTTAAACTCGGAAGATTCCCCGTTGTGGGTGGAAAGTATCCGGATATTGTATCCCCAGGTAGTAGTCGGCAGAGCGGCATCGAGCATTTCAATCGGTTTATCGTGCCAGGCGAACTCGTCAAGTACGACGTCGCCGCCTTTGGAACGGAACCGCCGGGGATTGCTGGTCATGCAATTGATGCGGCAGCTGTTGGGAAACTCGACGATGTAGTTATTGTATTTGTAACCCCTATCGTCCTCGAGCTGCTGGAGTATTTCTTTTGATACCACGTCCATTAACTCGCACCATTGCTTGCAGTATTGGGCATATTCAAAGGCGGCGGATTCGTCGGCGGAGGAGAACCATAAATCTCGCTTAACGTCGGAGCGATTGCGGTCCCTGCAGGACTTGTAACTATCGGCATAAGTCATCCCTATGCGTCTGCTCTTTTCGGAGAGCATCGCCTCGGATTCATCGAGTATCCAGCGAACCTGGTACGGCAAAAAATAACCCCTTGGTAATGTATCTGTTCGAGCTACGATTTTATCACTCCTAAGTGCTCATCGATGATTTCCTGAATCAGTTTTCTATTAACACCGGCCTTGCTGAGCTTGGTCTTTGTCGATGCCGCAGCGGCCGTGACCTTCTGGCTTATCTGCTCGCGGATGTACTTGTCCGCGTTGATAGAAACATGCGTGCAGTCCTTGACGGCCCTGGCAACATTCTGAATCTCTTTTGCAGTCAGGTTCTGTTCGGATGCAAATTCGATTATCTGGGCGGTAATAATCTCGGAGACAGCCTTTTGCGTCGCGCTCGCCTTCTCGGCCGTCAGGTCCTTCATTACATCACGGACGATGACACCGGCGTTCTTCATTCTCGCAAGGGTCCGCATCCGCATACCGAACCGCCCTACTGCCGATTCGCTGACGACATAGCCCTTCAACTTGCAGTACAGGGCCAGGTCCTTGTATCGCGGGTCACCATCGTAATGGCCTGTAATATCATCAGGCCATTCGTTATCGACCAGCATACGCGTCAGTGTCTCCCGCAGCCCGGCGGGCAGCTTATCAATCGTGCTGTGTGTACGCCTGTTCTTCGACATCATATCTCCAGGGCCCCGTTGATTTGGGTGCGGTCCGCAATCTCCTTGCCTTCAGCGGTAAGGCCGATGCATTTATCAGCGAAACGGTCGGCACCGCCGAGCCTGTCGTCGACAAACTCGACGTAGCCCTTCTGCTTTAGATACGTAACGTCCTTTTGCAAAAGCGAAAAGTCGTAGTACTCATCAAAACCGCACATTACCCGGTACAAGGTCTGTATTAAAAGGGGCGTGGGATACATTCGGTTTAAGCTCGATAAAATTATTTTCCGGGCCTGTTTGATTTTACTCGCTTCAGGATTCGGCATTCTTAACTCCGTTCTGCATCTGGCTTACAATTTCTCGTGATATGTCACCGCATATCTGAGGCAGCTTATCGACGACCGTTAATTTGCCTTCGACTCGATTTACAGAAGCCGACAGGGTCTCCATACTGCGGCGGCTAAAACTGGTCTCGCGTAAAAACAGCTCGGCGCTGACAAAAGACCTTTCGCAGTCAACTTTACAGTCACGCATTTGGATACCAAACGTTGTGACCTGTTTTTTTGTGTGCTCGAGCTGCTGGTCCTGCTTGTCAATACGCTGCGTCCAGCCGCGAACACAGCTTTTGATTGAGCGAAGATTCAATACAATCAACGTACCCACAAGGGCCACGATAGGACCGACTATGGCGATCACTACGGACAAAGGGACATTCATCTTTATTACCACCTCTCACCGTTAAAATGGACGTTGAGCCCGCCAACCATCGACCATAGAAATATTACCGGGCCGCCGATGAACCATATCAAAACAAAAATTCCTACCATAATTGCAAGGTCGACTCCCCTCCCTCGAATCAAATCCTGAATCCATTGCGAAATAGTCGGCTGTTTACGGACAGCCAAATACCCACTGATAACCCCCGCTCCCATCAACGCCATAAGCGACCAGAGAACCAGATTCAGGCACAACGCAAGCAAGGCCAAACCCAGCAAGCCGACGCCGATTTTTCTTAACAACTGCGGCTTCATTTCGACTGCTCCTTTTCCTGTAATTGTTGTATTTTTTCGTCTCGCTCCGTGTGATAGTCCCAGGCCTTGTACACTACAGCAGCCAAACCAGCCCCGACAGTAAGCCATGCAATGAGCGCAGCCATTTGGCTGAATACGTTGATAAGTACCATTGCCGTTATTCCTGCGGCGATTAACGGAACCCCCCACTTGGAACGCCAGAACAAAAAGACAACGCCGGCCATAACGGTCAGGAGCGCCAGCCCGTTGTATAAGAGCATACCCCCGGCCAGCTGCTTCCGGGGACCCGTTTCTTCCTTCAAAACCTCGACAAGCTTATCCACGGTGAAGGTATAAGCGGGCATCTTTTGTTCTTCGGGCAGCCGGGCAAAGAGCGTTTCTACGTTAAGCTGCGGGGACTTACAAGCCGACCCTTCGGCCTTTTTGAAATAGAACGGGTTCCGCAGACTTGTACCACATCCGCAGATAAAGAGCAGGAAAAAAATAACGGCGGGCAAGAAGCCCCTGAAGTGCATTTTTAGCATCCTTTCTATTGTGCTATTTCAACTTCCTGTTAAAATTTGATTATTATGTTTCGGGAATTTGACGAAGAAGCCGGTTGGTACGCAATATTGGATTATCTCTATGCCGAGCTCTTTCCGCCCACATTTCTCGAATTGCTGGAAGATTATCGATGTCAATTTTCGAGACGGGATCGGCGGGGAATCGTTTCGAAAAAAACGGTACGACCCGTGATTGACTGTCTCGAGGAGCTGGGTCGAGAGACTGATACCGCTTCGCTGGCTCAATGGCTCCAGCATACAGGTACGACCGTTGCAATTGTAGTCTTGGAAGCCATTCAAGGGCAACTCCCAAAGGCTGACAGCTTAGAAGGTGTAGAGCCAGAGCCCCTAACGGGATGTGAGGCCGTGCTTTTCTGTCTGTGCCGCCTTCTTGAACGGCCTTGAGAAATACCAGATAATACCGCCTCAACTGTCCCCAGGCGATAAGCGTTGTTACGATACGGCTTCTGCATAGGATTTTAAGTACTCGCTTTTTCATATCTATCCTTTCTTGCCACAGTCCTTGGGACTCCTTACGGAGAGGGCACACGATTCTCGATACACGATACACGATTCTCGGTTCAGGGCAGGCGCCCCCGTTGTTATCTTTGACAACAAGGCACGGGGGACAAATAGAAAACGCCCGCAACAAAGTCTCAACAACTCAGTCAGCGGGCTGATGTAATCAACACGCCCCGGCAGATGCAGGAACATTCACCGGATAAATTTTAACCGCAGATTACGCGGATTTTACAGAATATATTGTAATTATCGGCAATGTCAAGGGTTTTTTAAGAATTTTTTAAAAATCGAAACGCTTTACCGTCACATCACAATTAGCGATTTCCGAAGCAGTTTGATTAGACAACGTCGTTAAATTACTAAAAGCATACGTTTTCCCAGCTTCAACGTTAGCCCAAATTGTCGTAAGACCACATTGATGCAATAAAAAACCATCAGAATCGTAAAAATTGAAGGCGAGCCACACTTGGGCAGTGATTAGGCTTTCAAAGTTGAATTGCCACGATATATCTGTGAAATCGAACGCTTGGTCGACGATTCGCCATTTAGCAGATGTAACGATTCCGGGTTGTGGCAAGGGGGTATTATCAGGTTGGTTGGATGGCATTTCGGAATTGGCAGAAGATGGTGATTGTAAGATAGGCTTTGGACGTGGTTGGTGTTCTGAAATTGTCCTTGCGATGTCTATGACTGTGTCCCCGCCTTTCCAGAAGCCCTTTTTCCGGCCGATTTTATGCCCGGAATCGTAGCCGTAATAGAAGCTTATTATTGAACTTATGGTGATTAAGCTGGCAGCAATCAGGATCGTTGTGGAGCGGCGAACAACCCAACGAGACGCAAGTTTTGGTGCTGAATTATTGAGTGGTACAATCGCCTGAGGTGGGTGGGTAGCTAAAATTGGAATGAGCTGTTTAACAACAAAATACTTTTTACAGTAGAAGCATTTTATATTCTTACCCGTGTATTCCTTCGGAACAGTTTGCTCTTTTTGGCAATGTGAGCATTGTGTTTGCATTAGGCTCGTTTACCTTTGTGTTTTGCCGATGGCAATTCTTTGGTAAGCAAATCTCGTAGAGCCTGAAGCTGCTTTCTATCTGCGGCTGATGGTAGTTTGAATCGAACAAAATACTTGATATTTTCAATAGATTCGGCCATTTTAAGCTCGTGAGGCGGCCGTATTTTGCCGCTTTCAAGTTCATCAACAAAATTTTGAATCTCTTGTTCGACCAGACGCCTTACCCATCCAGAGAACGATTCTATTGTATCATCAAAAGCCTTTGAACAAAAACGTTTTTGCTCCTCTGATGGAAGACTTATCCACCATTTAGCAAATGCCTCAAAAACATCTTTCTTCTTATAGTGCCTTCCGAGATTGGAAATTGAGTCTAAAAACCGATTTGCCAAGTCAATGGGAACGTCAGCACCTATCGTTTTTTCATTTTTTTCTAAAGTCATAAATACAGAATACTACTAAGCTTACAACCGTACAAAATCTTTTTTCCCTAAGAATTTACTGAAAAACGCAGAATTTCTTAATTTTCTCCTTGACATCTGCCGAATCATATAGTAGTTTCTACGTTATTAACTTGGAGCAAACAAATGGGACGACTCATAAAAAACGGCCAGGAAACGGTAACGCGGGATGTCCGGATTATGACATCCAAAGAGCAGTGGGCCGGATTTGATGCCTGGGCTGCACGCCAGGGTTATCAATCACTGCCCGAGGCCTTCCGTGCCTTAATGATCAACGTTAACGAACCCAATAAAGATCAACAACCGAACTCAACACCTCAGTCAGCGCGTGCCGGCTGAGATATTATTAACCCCCGTCCGGGCAGGAACCCGGGCGGGTTTGAAATTAGCGGGGTTCCGTCCCTGAGAAATGATAAAAAAAGAGTATAACAAAATGAGCGGCGAAGTTAAGAAAAAAGAAACTTTTTTCGTACTGTTTTTTTTAATACTTTTCATCACCCTCCTCCGACCCCCCCTGCTTTTTTGCAAAAGCAAAAAGGGGGGGAGCTATAGTTCCATAGTTTCTCCCAGAAAGCCCGGCCGATGGCTTAACCCCGCCGTCGGCCGGGGGCATAATACACAAGGTGGGCCCCGCACCTTGGGGGTGTGGGGTCAAGGTCTGGAAGCGGCGGGTGGGCAGGTGCGCCGTGACACTACCCGCCCGCCAGATTATTGGCTCGATGAGCTTATCGAGAAGATATGGCAGGTCGAATCCAGCGGACGACTGAACCCGCCCGACGGCGACAGCGGTGAGGCGGCAGGACCGCTGCAAATACATAAGTGCGTAATCGATGATGTGAACCGCCGGTACGGGATGGACTTTAGCTATGCCGACAGGCGTGACTTAGACAAATCTAAACAAATCGCAAAACTGTATGTCACGATGTGGCTGGAGTTCCACAAGCAAGAGATAGCAGCGCGAATCTTCAACGGCGGGCCTCGCGGCTGGCAAAAGAAAAGTACAGATGCGTACTGGCTGAAAATTCAAAAGCAAAGATGAGACTATGGCCTACAGACCTAAGCCAAAGGAATGGTTTAATGCGTATCAGAAACGAAGGAATGATACCAAGGCCCTCGGCTGTCCCTGCAGGGCAACAAGGACCAGCGAGGCCCGCATCGAGGCAATCGATAGTAACGGAATGGCCAGAGTATTTTACCGCCATATATGGCGATTCGAGAAGGTAGAGAAGTGACGAACCACATTGATATCAAGAAGGCGGCGAAATTACTCGGATTAAAGGAAAGCCGTGTTCGATTGATGTGCATACGGGGCAAGCTGCCCAGCGCTATTAAAGTCGGCAGCCGCTGGAAGATACCAACGACCGCACATCCGAAACTTGCACGCACAAAGCTCGATGACAAGCCCATCGATTCGCAGGAGCTGGGCGAGGTCCCCGCCGACAAACGCGATGAGGCCCTGAGACGGTTAGGGGTTGTCAAGGAATTCGAGAAGTTCGCTGCAACAGTTGAACGGCAGGGAAAGACGCGAACCGAAGCGCTGAGTTTATACATAAGCCGCCAGTCCGGCCTCGCCAGGCGGTCGCTGCAGCGCTGGATTGGGCGTTACAAGGGCCAGGGCCTTCTTGGCCTGGTAGATATGCGGGGCGGCGACAGATTCATTGACGGGATGTTCAGCCCCGACGCCTTTGAACTGTTCAAGTCTATGTACCTTACACAGCAGCGGCTCAGCATTAAGCTCTGCTGGCAGAATATCTGTTTCGTTAACAAGGACCGGGAGAAGGGCTGGAAGATACCGCAGCTGCACTTTATGTATCGCTTTGTCAAGAACCATATCCCGCTGCCGGTTCAGGTACTCCACCGCGAGGGCCTGGCAGCTTATGAAGCCAAATGTGCTCCGTACATCCAGATTGACCCCGACAGCGTTGAGCCCGGCCAGGTCTGGGTCGGTGACCATAGCCAGTTTAACTGCTGGATTCGTCATCGCAATAAATGGATTCGGCCCTGGGTCACCGCCTGGCAGGACATGCGAAGCCGCGCGCTCGTCGGCTTTCACGTATCATCATCACCTAATCAGACAACGATACTTCTGGCAATGAAGCGTGCTATCGAAAAGTACGGTCCGCCCGATTCGGTAAAGGTCGATAACGGCAGGGACTACGATAGCGAGGTGTGGACCGGCACGACTAAAGTTAAAAGACGAGCTCTTGAGGCCGGCTATATCGATGAGCCAATGGTGGCCGGTATTTACGCAATGCTCGACGTAGGCGTTTCATTTGCCATTAAATACCACCCGCAATCGAAGCCGATTGAACGGTTCTTCGACACGCTCGACCGTCAATTCACAAAGACGGTCCCGACGTATTGCGGTAAGGATACCGAGCGCAAACCCGATTATCTGAATAACCTGTTAAAGAGTCAGAAGACAATCAAGGAAGCTTACGACCTGGTCAGTTTTGCGCAGGTGGTAGGGCGTTTTATCGAGGCGTACAACGCAGCTGCACATACGGGCGTTGGTATGAACGGCAGAGCACCGGCTGAGGTTCTGTCGCAGCGAACCTCGAGACGGGTTTTGGTTGAAGGCGTGCTGGATTTACTGATGCGGGTCTGGAGCGGGGAACTAACAGTCGGCAAGAACGGTGTGCGATTTAAGAAAATATGGTACGGCCAATATAATACCGACTTGTTGATGCATCAGGGTAGGAAGGTCCGCGTTGCCTATGACCCGGATGACCTTCGACAGCTCTACATTTACGATGCCGTTACCCTAAAGCTTATCACAATCGCCGAGCAGAACCAGCTTGTACGCTACGGCGGAGCGGTCAATGAAGAAGCCCTTCGTGATGCGATGCGTCAAAAATCACATGCGTTAAAAATTACCCGGCAATATCGCAATTCACGATTAGCAGCCAATATGGACCTGACTGACCTGGCTGTCAAGGCGATGCAGGAAGCATCAGAAGAACCACCCGAAAGAGCCGCCGCCTGCTCGATTCGGCCGGTCAGGACGCCGATGGATGGGCAGATAGCCGAGCATAAACGACGCGAGACCGTAAAGGCCGTTAAAAAAGCGGCTGGTGCCGAATCGCTTGAGACGGTGCTGGATATTGATTTGACCTTACTTAAACGGAACCCGGAATACGTTGATTTGGACTTTATAGACGAATGAACAATGACATTATTAAAGACCTCGAACACGATGCTCAGGTCAGAGAGGAACGGATTCCTATGGCAATCGATAAAAAAGTAGCTGTTCAGGTTGCGGTTCAACTGCGAGATTTTATCGGGCGGCAGGGCATAACTCAAACCAAGCTTGCCCAGATGCTCGGGGTAGGCACTGCTAAACTCAACCAATTTCTGGGGGGCAAATATACGGCCAAGGCCGGTATCGAAGAACTCGTCAATAAAGGCTTACAGTTAATTGATTCAATGACCCGCAAAGAAAGACGAGTCAGGCAAAAGCCGTATATCGAGACGACGGCAGCAAAGGCAATTGGCGCCCTTATCATTCAAACCGAAGTACTAAGTGACGACGAGGGGAAAATCGGCCTGCTCGTGGGTGATGGCGGGCATGGCAAGAGTGTCTGTCTGCGGCAATATGCAAAGGCAAACCGTAACAGTATTTACGTAGAGCTTGATGACTCTATGACATCGACTACGATGTTTGCAGCCATAGCCGACGTGGTCGGCGTTGATTCGGCGGGTTCGTTGGCAAAGGTTGCTCAGCGAATAGTACAGAGTCTGGTCTATCGCCACGTAATAATTATGCTTGACGAGGCCTCCGGCCTGGGGGTTAGACAGCTTAATCAACTCCGTCAAATTATTGTGATTAAGGCCAGGTGTCCCTTAATTCTGGCCGGCAATGCGGACCTCTTAAAAACGGTGATGCAGCACAAAACCAGGCGGGGCTGTGAGTCGCTGGACCAGTTTACTTCCCGACTGAGTTATATCCTGAATCTGGATAAACTGGCTGATGATAGCGATAGCGGACTTTACACGGGCCAGGACGTTCGGGCCTTGTATGAATACGGCGGTATCCGATTAACTGCCGATGCGGTCGGCCTGCTGCGTAAGATATGCAGAACACCGAGGTCGGGCCGGCTGCGGACGTGCAGCACGGTCGTTGCAATGCTGCATACGTCGAGAAAGTGTGTAAAACAGAAACAGATAGATGCCGCTGCGATCATCACCGTAATCGAACAGCAAAATCTGCCGGTCCGGGTGTGGATGCCGTTCCATACGCGTGATGTTACGGAACTGCCGAAAGCAAAAGAGGCAGCGGCAAAGGCGGGATAGGAATCGTGGCCAGTAAAATTCACAAACTTAAAAGGCCTTCGAGTTTTATAGTCGTAACGCTGCGGTCCACAATGCACAAGGCCTGCGTGTGCTGCGGAACGCCCTTAAAATCCTTTGGGGATGCGCGTAAACATTGGGAAAGAGAATTGGCAAAGGCAGGGCAGGAATGAAACAAAAAGACTTTAATGCGACGGCGAGAGCAAAGCGCTTCGTAAGTCAAAGCAGGAGCTGTGAATTCCTGAATTCGTACAAGCGTACACGCCTGATTAGGGGCATTGCTCGCTTAATGCGTGAGGCGTATCGTCAAGGAAAGAAGGATGCGACGGGAAATGGAAGCGATTGACGAAAACAGGCTCGCGTGGCATCTCGGCGTCCCTGTGTGCCGTATTCTCAGTGGGCTGAAGACGCACGTATCAGTGCTCGGATTAGAAGAGCGATGGCGGCTGATGTACTACCTCGAATGTGATTCAGTGAAGATGTTGGTTAAGAAGATGTGGGTAATGATAAAGGGGCGAAAACAGGCAGTTAAATGCTAAATAATTCACAGATTAGATTGGTTCAAACGGCGGTCAGGGCAGCCGGGTTACGGGGCAAAGGCTTCGAAGGCCGGTACCGGCTGCTGCTCGGCCAGTACATGCAGCCGAACGGCAGGCCGGTCACCAGCTGCAAGCAGCTAAACAACTACCAGCTCGATGACCTGCTGGCGATCTGTGAAGCACACGGCTGGCGGATGCCGGGTAAGGAAGAGAATTACTATCGCGATAAAATTGTTAGGCATTCCGGTGTGGCCAGCTTCGCACAGCAGTCGGCAATAAAGCATCTGGCCGGTGATTTGGGCTGGGGCGACCATCAGCTGGCAGGATTCCTAAAGCGAATGACCGGCGGATTCGTAACCAGCGTGGCAGGTCTATCACCATCGCAGGCATATAACATAATCGAAGCCCTGAAGATAATCATCGGCAGGGAACAGGGCAAACGATACATAGACCTAAAAGAGATACAAAAGGACATGGAGGTGGCCAGGGATGGCAAAGAGAGTCAAGTCGGATAAGCAGTCTTTGGTACAAATCAGAGACTGGGGGCATGCGGACAAACTGGTCCGCGAAATTGGTGACTGCCAGGGGGCAATCCAAAAGGCCGAAGAGGATGCCAGAAAAAAGATAGAGAGCATCAAGGCCGAGCTGGCAGTAAAAGCAAGGCCCGTACAAGATATGATGACACGGCGAATTCGCAGCCTCGAGGCCTTTGCGATAACCCACAAGAATGACTTCGAAAAACAAAAGAGCAAACAACTCAACTTCGGTTTGCTCGGCTGGCGAAAAAGCACGGCCATAAGAATCAAGAAAGTCACACTCGAAAAGATAAGGCAGGTCTTCTCCAGGGTGAAGGCGGCCACATTTATTCGCACAAAAGAATCTATTGATAAAGAGGCCCTGGCCAAACTCACGGATGAGCAATTAACCAGCGTTGGGGCTCGGCGCGAAAGCAAGGACGTCTTTTTCGTCGAGCCGGATTTAACCCAGGCGGCAGAGTATGAATAATTTATTGCCGTTTAGTAGAGAGAACTGGCAGAAGGGTATAGAGCAAGGCCGGTATTATCCGTGCTACGATGATGGCTGCTATGCCCTGATTGCGGCGGTGTGTGATTTTTTCTGTTGGATAGGACAAAAGCTTAAAAATGCCTGGACCGAACGTAACGGCTGAAGAAGCGGCGAGGTGCCTGCGAGTACTCGAGCAGGCACAAAGGCCGATGGTTGCAGCCGCGCTCGCAGCTGCACTTTGGCTGAGCGGCAACAGAGAGAGCCAGCGGCGGCACGTGCGGGCGATAGTAGAGCACCTGCGAGATAACGGCTCGATGATAGTGGCAACGCTGCAACAGGGCTACTGGCTTACCGAAGATTCGCAGCTTTGGAAGGATTATTTAGAGGGCAGGCAGATTGACGCCAAGCGGGTCCTTGGCGAGACGCATAAACGTAAAAGGATGCTGGCCGATGCGAAGGGACAGGGGTTGTTGTTTGGGCAGAAAGTTTGCTGTGGAGTGGCGACGCGTGGAATTGGTTAGGTATATGATGGGAAATTGCAGGGGACATGTCGATAAAGTAATGGCTGATGCGGCCAAGATTATACGCAGACTTCGAGAGGGCGATACCTGTATTAAGCATCTAATAGAGGAGTATCACTGCCGCTATTCGACAATGATGCGGATCATTCTTTCAAATATATCAAAAGAGGAATGGGGAAAGATTCGTCACGAGATAATTGCAAAGAGGGGAGTTATTGGCCGCTTTAAGAAAGGATGTATACCCTGGTGCAAAGGCCGGAAAGGACTGCATTTGTCACCGGCTACGGAGTTCAAAAAAGGTTATCTTCCCGCCAATAGTAAAGAGCTCGGGACCATAACGATTCGAAAAGACAGGTCGGGTCCGATACGGTTCATCGCAATTGCCGGACCAACGCAGACGCGGCACAAGTGGATTCCGTATGCACAGTATCTTTGGGAAAAAGCGAATGGCCCGGTACCGGTCGGCTTCCTTGTCCGGCATATAGACGGCGACAGGCTTAATGATGATTTGAGTAATCTAAAAATTGTGGACCGCAGAGGGAACTTGGCCTTGATGAAGGTAAACAATTCCAACTGGAAGAAAAAGGCAATTCGGTCGTACAAAAAGACCGTTCGAGTTAGAAGGGCAAGGAGAGCAAAATCCTTTAAGGAAGCATTGAAGCAAAAAGACTACGAGCTCAAATTGCAGCGGAAATCCGAAGCCGAGGCCAGGATGCGTGAACGCATCGAACGAGAGCTTAAGGAGCTTAGAGCACCTGTCAAGGCCTGGTGGGAATGTATCGGCTGCGGTTGCGATTTCGAAGGGGAACCGCCACATATATGCCCTAAATGTAACGGCTTTCGGTTTTCACTTATTGAGTAGAGAAAAACAGCATGAGGAAATTAACCAGGATATTATGCCGGTTTGGCTGGCACGATTGGAGTCCCTGGGTCAGGTATCCGAGACTTGTTTTTTACGGGTGCAAATGGTGCCTGCGGTGCGGCAAGAGAAGGGATTGGGTAGGTAGAGATGAGCGATAAAGGCGAGACAGTTATAATCGAAATGGCGGCGGGAGACCGGCTCCGACTCGACGCACAGATAGCGGATAGAATGGAGCAGCTTGGATTCGGCCGCTTTCGATTCGACAAGCTTGGCCTTGGTTTCGACTTGCCGGCCAGCTGGCCGGCGGATATGAATTCGCAGCTGACTATATCTCAACTGACCGTTTTAGCATGGAAGCTGAAGATGCGAATCATAATCGATAATCTGAATTTGATACCATTAAAAGAAAACGACAAGGAGTAAAAAAATGACTATGAGCGGCGGTTACCCGGCTGAGGCCGATATCGATAGTTACCTCAGCGAACGTGGTTTGGAGCTGGTTACTGAGAACAACCCGAACTTCATACAGGAGTTCAAACAGTTTTTTTTCGGCCTGTTGAACGCCCTTGATTGGGCGGGGGCCCTCGGCGTTTATTGCCCTTCGCCGACCACCTTTAACGTTCGGTCCGGCAAGTATCTGTTCGCCGGCGAGGTCAAAACTTATTCGTCGGGCTCAGCTGTGGACCCGACCGATAACGATACAACCTATATCTGGCTTTTGCCTGATAACTCCATCGGTTCAGGCATTGATGGCGACGGCTGGCCGGATACCGAGCATATCAAACTGGCCGAAATTGATGTTGATGGTGACGGCAAGATTACCGCCATCCGCGACTTGCGGGGCCAGACCTTCCTGCAGTACTTGCGTGAGAATCTGACCGCCGAAAACGTGATTTGCAAAAACAACGAGGTGGTTTGTAAGGATAATGAGGTAGTGACAAAAACTTAAAAAAAGGAGTCTATTCATGGACATGAACAAAGAAGGTATTTCCCTGTTGGGCAGTAAGAGCGTCGATCTTAATGCTGTTGCCGCTACGACAATCTATACTGTGCCTGCGGGCACGAAGATGGTGGTCGATCACCTCAAGCCCAGAGAGCTCTCCGCCGATGCCGGCAATACGGTCCTTACGGCGGGCCAGAGCTCGGCCAAGACGGACTTTGTCGGCAGCCAGACGCTCTCGAACTTGAGCGCCGCCGGCAAGAGCTGCAAAATACAGCCGGTCCCGAATGCAACACCGCCGGCGATTGTGGAATATTCCGCAGGTACAGAATTTGTCGTTGATGTGACCACCGCAGCCGGCAGCGCCTGCACAGCCACCTTTGATTTGCTCGGCAAGCTATCTAATGCGTAATTTAAAAGTGAGATTGAGATGCGACTGCGGATGCGGAAGACGCGGTCGAGGTATTCGGTTATCTGTTTGATGCGTAAGGTGATTTTTGATGCTTATATTACCGACAAAAATTCTGTCCCGTGGTTTGCCTAAAACCGGACAAGAAACGTCATATTACGCTACTGATGATGGTCAACACGAAGCCGGTTGGTGGTTTGGTTTACTTAACGCCAATAATCGCACCCGCTTTGTAGTAAAAACCCTTGACGGCGATGATGTAGTAATAGATTTAGCAACAGGTTTGATGTGGGCAAGGGACGGAGACGCTGCCGGTTGTAATAATGGAAACAAAGTTGCTTGGGGTACTGCTTTAGGATGTTGTAATATACTGGATTTTGCTAATTTTACAGATTGGCGTTTACCTAATATTTTGGAGTTATGCAGTATAGTAAATCACGAAATTTACAATCCTGCAATATGGGATAGCTTTACTAATACTAAATATGATAGTGAGTATTGGTCAAGTACAACCCGTCCATTCTCGACAACTTATGCAAGGACTATATCTTATAGTGAAGGTTCATATTATAGTAGGGAAAAAACCACGAAGTATTATTTGCGTGCCGTTAGAGGGGGTTTGTAATGCCGGAAATGACTGAACAATTTACAGCCGGGAAATTGATGATAACACATCCTACGGGTGTCGTCTCTGAATACGATGAAGCGGCCTTATGTGAATTGCTTAAAAAAACCGAGCGTGAGCGTGACGAGGTCAGCGAAGAGGTTGAACGTGTAAATCATCAAATAGAATTATTGAGAGGCAGCAAGAAAAATGTCTAACGAAGTACATATCCAGGAGCGACCCGGTGAGACGAGGTATTATTTTGTTCGTTTTAATTTTTCCGGTCAGGTAGCTTTGTCTGACGGCTCATCTTTCGAGAATTGGGGTGCGAACGGTCACGATGCGGACGATTACGATGTTGCCCTTACCGAGATAGGTACGGGTAGCGGGCATTATGTGGGCAGCTTTGATGCAGCCGGCAATATCAGTGCCGGACGTTATATAGTTGTTGCTCTTTTGCGTATATCTTCGGTCCCCGAAGATGGTGATATAGAATTGGGGGAGAATGAAATCGTGTGGACCGGCACAGGTGAGTTGACGGCCGACAAGGTTCTCGCCAACAAAGCCGTTCAGAACAAGAGTACGGGGGTAGTCACTTTTTACGATGATGATGGAGAGACACCCATATTGACTCATACTCCGACCGATGGTGAATCAACTATCACAAGGACGCCAAGCTAATGGAGGGTAAATTTCTAAAAGACGCCCTGTTTGGCGGTATGACCGCCAATTCCTTCAAACTCGGCACAGTGCTGAGCCTGGGCTGGTTCTGGATGCGGCCTGCTGGCTGCCATACAGTCTATCGTGGTCAGGATGGTAATTTCGATTACGACTACATCCAGGCGGTAATGGAGCTCGGCGATAGCCAGGTCTCAGTTGCAAATCAGAACCTGCCGGCAGAGACGAGGTGGCATTATATCCGCCGCCAGGTCAGCGGCTGCGGTCTGGAGAGCGATGATTCGGCGGCCTGTGTCGTGGTGATAGATGCTGCCGGTAACATGCTCGGCAAGACGCCGAATCCGCCGCTGGACCTGAGTATCGAGAGATTATCGAACGCCCGATTTAAGTTACGATGGCGATATGTCCGGCTCGGCGAAGAAACCGCCCCAGCCGGCTTTCGGGTATATATGGATTCGGGCAGTGGCTTTGATTTTGAGTCGCCCGTTGCAACCGTGGAGAACCGCCTTGGCGGCCCCGGAGAGTTCAACTGGACCAGTGAACCATTAGTAGATGGTCAGCTATATAAGTTCGCAGTGCGCAGCTACACAGATGAGGCGGAAAGCTATAACACCAATTACGTCGCCGCCGTGGCTGACGCCCAGGGCCCTGATGCGATTACTGGTCTGCGAGCAAGCTGGGAGGAGATGTGATGACTATAAGGGACATATCTGCCAAGGCCCGCTATTTTGACAACGCGGCCATGCGTGAGCGGCTGCAATCGCCGGAAATAGTCCAAAAAACCAAAGCCGTTCGCCATCCGAAAATTGAATTCAAGATTTTTATAGTTCAATCGGCAGCAACCGGCGACGGCGTTTATAATTGTTATGAGCAGACCTTTGACGCTACGGACTGGGACGACACTACAGGTGAACCAAAGGTTGCTGATATTGCAAGCCCTGTGGCCACGGAAGTTCTTAATCTCGCCGAATTCGACCCCGAATCTGAGTATGTAGAACATCTTGCTATGTATGATTTGATAGTAGCTTTCAAGAAAAAGGATAATGAAGGCACATGGCGTTGGGCAGGTGTCCCGTTTAGGCAGGCAAATGCAGACAGAACAAGAATCGCTTATTGTAAGACCGATGCTGGTAGCGGGAAAACTCTTGTCTGCTTTCTCGACAAAGACAGCACAGGGACAGAGATAACCGTACATTTTGCCATTGCTCAAGGGGGGACCGATTTGAACGAGGCCGCCCCACGCCTAAAAGATGGCGACCCTGTTTACGTACAGAAAATAAACGATGGCACGAACGACTATTGGCGATGTATCCAGACGTTCGATGTAGATATGATTTGTGTTTGCACTCCACCTTAATAAAATGCTACGAAACAAATTACAAAGAGACCCCATCACGGGGAAATTGATGCGAGATTCAGTTACCGGCAAACTTATGCGTTCAAGTCCTTATGGCGATGATTGTGCCTCTTGTGATGTAGGAAAAACTCCAAGATTGATTACGGTAACCCTTTCGGAAGCTGTATTGTGCACAGATATTTGTTATAGTGCCGGAGGAGGGTCACATAAAATAGTAAATCTTCCTGATTTAGAAGGTGTATATCTCCTTGAACAAGGATTAGATTATCTTGGTGAATGTGCTTGGGGTTATGCTGATATAGGTTCTTTTGGCACACTTCAGATATGGTCAAGCATACATTGCCCAGGCGACCCTACAATCGAATATGAGATGACAAATTTAAGGTTTAATGTTCAGGTAGGAGCTGAAGGCGTTTTTAGCGTTACATTCGAAGTGAATGATGGGAATTATCACGAAATCAAGTTAATAGGCTGTGATTCTGGCGGAGTTTGGACTGAAAGTTTTACAAGAGATTATGATTGTGTAGGACTCAATGAAGTTACAAGGGTTCCTGAACATTGCCTCTGTGGTCATCAGAATGGATGGGGCGGATTCAAGATAAAAGTAGAAGAAGGAGACGAAACATAATCGAAATTACACAACGCATTTTTGAACGGGGAGAATGTCGAAGAGAGCAGGAAAACCTTGGCCCGCCCCAAGGCCGAGTCGTTCAGAATCAACGCCGAAACCTGCCCCCTGAAAAGGTGGATTTAAAGCCACATTACACGGGCTTTAATCGGCTTACAAAAAGGGCTTTTCCGCCCCCATTTTGAGAAAGATAAAAATTTTTTAAGATTTGTTTTTTTTGCAAAATTTTTAAGTTTTTTTTCGTTTTGCCGTCTATTGAGGGCTATTTTACCCATCTTACCCAAACCCCGTGCGCCATCTACTGTAACTGTGCGCCACTTTGATTGCGAAACCACAGCT